GTCAAAACGAATCGAAAGGACTAACGAGTAGTCCAAACGCGGTCTAACTCCAAGTCAGAGTCACGTTGGGTCCAGAACCCACGCCTGTCTAATAGATTCAGTGAGTTTATTTCACTTTTTAGCTTATAATCGGCGAGTTCAGTAAACCTGAACAACCTATCGGACATTGGAACCTGGAATGTCTTCCAGATTTCATTAAAATTGGCAACATTTCCTAATATTTCATAGGCACGAGAACAAAATAACACATGGGTATTATCCATTCTGGGCATATTCGGAGAACCGAATAAAATACGAGCAAGCATACGATCTGTATTTCTGAATGGTTGACCATTTAACCACTCACTCCCAAGAAAGAAGGCTGAATCCACATTGGGATCAGATGACCCTTCAAGCTCAAGTTCCATATCAAATTTACGTTTAAACAAGCTCATATATACTACGTTATCAATTCTAAAACTTGTAAATATTAGCGAATCATCACTACTAACATAAATAGCAGAAAAGACTCTGAAAATATTAATCTTATACATTTTACAGTAGTCCATTAGTGTTAATGTGTGCATTATATACATACAAAAACTACCAAGACTTGAAGTTAGCCCACTCCCACTACTGATTCCACGTTTCCTATCGACTAGCTCAAGAACAGGATGGAAAACGGGCATGCAAAGATTTAAGTCACGAATACTATTGAATAACCTTATCAGATAACTATCAGTGGATAAACCAAGGGACAAAGCCATATAGTTAAAAGAAAGGACAATAATCTCGCCCGGTACACGAAGGTCAAATTCTTTAACATCAAAAGATAAGCAGTAAAACTTCCGATGTCTTGTTATTAAAGAAGATAACTCAAGTTGAGTCCGACCATGAACCATCGGGCAATCCGGGTGTTCAAACATTTGTTTAAGAGGTATATCAAACATAGCCTCAGCCACATTCAAGGAGTACGTTAAACAAAATACTAGTCTAGCTTTCATTGCTTTAGAAGTAATTTGAAAGCGTTTAAAAGCAGCAGAAAACATCTGTTCGTTATTCAAGAAATCGTAAAGTTCAAACTCCTTGTTAATAATACTTTCTGCTATACGGTTAATTTCATTGATGAAGTGTGCTTTCTTATACCAAGGTTCTTTTAAACCAGAAGACGCTCTAAGGTTGAGCTTTTTAACTAGTTCAATTGAAGATGGAAAATTAAATGAATTAAACTTAGAAAAGAGTTTAATAGCTAGAAGATTATCGAGAACATATAGATCCCTATTTGATAACTTAACTTTAAATTCAGTTCCAAACGTCAAAGACGCATGTTTTAAGTTTGCTTCAAAAAGCTGTTTTGTTTTTGCTATTTCATTGCTAATTTTCTCGTTAAATTCCTTATTATAAAAACGAGATCTGGACAAATATTTCCGAATACCTGGGATTTCAATGAAAGGATAATATCGACGAAAATAATTCGACAACTCGGTGTCCGCAAGTAACGATCGATAAACGCTATCCTTGTTTACTTTATGGTTAAAGCGTACTCTAGCGTTATAGAGAAGAAGGTTTATTTCTTGGATATTCATATAAATATGGTTTCGAAAATTCCATGTCATACACGATGTAGACGAAGCTCTTTTATAAGCCGAAGACATAATAGAACTTACATAAAGTATTAACGTACGAATTAAATAAAAGAG